GTGTTGAAATTACATCGGCATCAACTGGAACTTCTGGGAATGTCTGGATTGACAGAGGGACTGTGACAAGATCAAATAATGAAGATGTTCAGAACTTAATGAAAGCAGTAAAGCAACTGACCAGATATGCAAATCGGCCAGTGGAAGCGGCGTTGGTAGTGGATGGAAAAACAATGGCAAAAACGATTGTAAAGCCTATGAAAAAAGAGATGGAAAGAATTGAGAAAATAAACAACAGATTGAGGGGTGAAAGATAAGTGAGTATGTCAGTTTTGTTTAATGACACGGAATTAAATAAATATATTCATGTCCTCAATGGATTTACTTCCAGATCGGGAGTTGATTGGGATCCTCAGCTTCTGGAGATTGGAAATACAGCACGGGGATCAATCTTTCAGGAAACAACATACCGCGCCAAAGAGATTCCTATGCCGTTTGAGATTAATGGGAATATAGAAAAGAATTATAATGATCTGATGCGGGTGCTTAATGTAGATAAGCCCCAGCCTTTAATTTTTGGTGATACTCCTAATAAGGTATATTATGCGGTGCCATCAGGGGGGCTGGATCTGGAGGAAGTTTTATATTACGGCAGTGGGACGATTACCTGGCTGATCCCGGACGGAGTAGCCCATTCGGTTGCTGAGAAAACTGCGGAGAATTATGGCAGTAATCAGATCACTCTGGAGAATAATGGGACAGAGTCGGTACCTATTAACATCAAAGCCACCATGAATTCAGATAACGGTTACATCGCGTTTACCCTGGGAGACCGGTTCTACCAGATCGGGAAACCGGAGGAGGTAGACGGAAAGCATTATGAGGAGTCAGTGAAGCTGTTTGATGACCACCTGTATGAAGATAAAGGGTGGTTAGTAAACCAGGGGATCACCCCACCGGTTACATCTGAGCGGTTGCAGAATGGTGTTGTCAAATATGTAAAAGAGAGTACCAATGAAGGGTATGCGACGACAAAGGACTATGGAAGTGATAATTCCTGGCATGGGGCATCCCTTACCAAAATAGTTCCGAAAGATGTAAATAACAAATATCCGGTCAACTGGAAAGTTGCGTACCGTTTTGACTTTAATACGGATGGGGCTGTTTTCAAAGGTGTACAAGTTGGACACACTTCGGTGACGATGATCGATGAAAACGACGACATTATCTGTTCTATTATTTTTGAAGATACTTCTCCGGTAAACGAGTATTATTACATGGCGGTATTTATCGGTAATAAAAATGTATGGCATACGGACAGTACATTCCCAATGGCAAAAAAAGGAGTTACAGCAAGAGGAGATTATGGTCCTGCTGTTACAGCGGAAAAAATAGGAAACCAGGTTACGATCCGGTTCAATAATTTCGGTATCTGCAAAACGTTTTATGTAGATAACCCGGAGGCGGAGCTGAGAAAAATTACATGGTATGGGGCAGCTTATAAAGATAACTTTCATACCGAAAACAATGTGTTGCGCGCGCTCCATGTGATAAAGCATAATGTCGAGCGGTATGAGGATATCCCGAACTATTTTTCCAATGGAGATATTGTAGAAATAGACGGGGCATCCGGAAGTGTTTATATTAATGACGCTTATGATACGGATGTGGCGGATATTGGCAGTCAGCCGCTTCTTCTCCCTCCGGGCCAGCATACATTGGGAATCATTACATCCAGTTTTGCGTCCGTACCGGATGTGGAAGTCACATATCAAGAGAGGTGGATTTAATGCAATGGTTTATTATCGGACGGGATATGCATGTGCTGTGTACCCCGTCCACAGATTTGCCGCAGACACTTCCCATTGATGACAGCGGGGATAGTCTGGGACAGGAGATCTCTATCACAAATAACAGTGCGGTGGGGACCTATGATTTTACGACGGATCCCCGGCATCCGGATTCCGTATATATCACGGAGGGAAATTATATTGCGTTCCGGGATAAGTATGGCAAGGATCGGCTGTATACAATCATGTCCATCGAAGGAGATGAAGAATGGACCGTTCATTGTGAGGATATTGGATTGGATCTGATCAATGAGTATGCTGTTCCGTGGGATTATACAGCAAGATCCATTGAGGACACGCTGAGCGTAGTGTTGCACGATTCCGGCTGGGAAATCGGAATCAATGAAGTGGCCAGTTACAAGCGAGCGACCAAATTCGAGGGGACTACAGACAGCCAGCTCACCCGGATCGGGGATGTGTGTAATCAGTTTGACGCAGAGTGCGAGTTTGCCATTGAAATGAAAGGCGCAAAGGTGACAAAGCAAGTCATCAACATTTACAAGACACTGGGGGAAGATAAGACCCAGCAGCGTTTCATCGATAATATCAACCTGATCTCCCTGTCCCGGTCTGGGAGCATCGAGGATCTGATTACCTGTATCCGGTGTTACGGGAAAGAGGACGAGAATGGGAATAAGCTTACGATTGCTGATATTAACTACGATGATGGGCGGTATTTCAGTCCGAAAGGAGAGCATCGGATTTACGACCGTGATGCAAGGAATAAGTGGTCCCGGTTCCGCGCATATGACTATGAAGGGCAAGGCGAGTTTGACGGCTATATCGTTGGGACATTTGAGTACGACACAGATGATGCCAACGAGCTTTTAAACCGAGGACTGACAGAGTTGAAGAGCCGGAATGATGTGAAAGTGACGTATGAAGCAAGTCTGTATGATCTAAGGGCGGATATCGGAGATACCGTGCAGATTGCGGATAACCGGTTCCAGGAAAAAGTCTATCTTTCAGCCCGGATCCAGTCAGTGCGTAATCATTATACGGTCTCCGGACAGGATAGTGGGGTGCTTGCCAATTATAAGATCCTGACATCGAATCCGACATCCCAGGTGACGCAGATCATGGAGCAGTTAAAAGATCAGATTGTCAGTGTAAAATCTACCGAGATTACATACCAGATTGGCAGCTCTGGAGTGGAAGCTCCGACGGGGGCATGGCTTACGGATCCGCCTCAGACACAACCGGGAGACTATCTGTGGACCCGGAAGATCACCACCTATACCAACAACAGCCAGACGTTGGAATACTCCGTTTCCAGGAATGGGAACGATGGAGAAAAAGGAGAACAGGGGAAACCGGGAGTAGACGGCAAAAGTAGCTATACCCATATCGCTTATGCCAACAGCGCAGATGGAAGGACAGATTTCTCTGTATCGGATCCAGACCGGGATTATATTGGAATGTATGTAGATTCGAAGCTTGCTGGCAGCACAGATCCAACGGATTACGCATGGAGCAAGATCAAGGGAGCGGACGGCACCCAGGGGATTCCAGGGAAAGCGGGAGCAGATGGGAAAACGCCATATCTTCACATTGCCTATGCAAACAGTGCGGATGGAAAGACCGGATTTTCCATAACAGACAGTGCCAATAAACTTTACATCGGGCAGTATACAGATTATACATCAGCCGATAGTACGAACCCAGCCAAGTATTCCTGGTCCAGGATCAAGGGAGAAGACGGGAAAGACGGGGCAGACGGTGTAGGGATTGAAGCAGTGGAAGAGTATTATGCGGTGTCCACCTCAAACACCACGGCTCCTTCTACATGGAGTAAGTCCGTGCCGACCATGACGACGACCAATAAATATCTTTGGAACTATGAGAAAATCATTTATTCTGATGAGACGTTCCGGGAGAGTGAGAAACGGGTGATTGGTGTTTATGGAAATACTGGAAGTACAGGAGCCCAGGGGAACGGGATTTCCAGTATTACCAATTACTATCTGGCCAGTACGGCTGCCAGCGGTGTAACAACGGCAACGTCTGGATGGACTACTACCATGCAGACTACAACGACATCGAAAAAGTATTTGTGGAACTATGAAAAAATCACCTACACGAATGGGACATCCGTCAATACAACCCCAGTGATCATCGGAACTCATGGGGCTACCGGTCCAACAGGTGCGACAGGAGCAGATGGAAAGGATGGCCGTGGCGTGAAATCCTCAGCAGTAACCTATCAGGCATCCTCCAGCGGAACATCAGTACCGACAGGGACATGGAGCTCTTCGGTGCCAAGTGTCAGTGCAGGGCAATACCTCTGGACCAGAACCGTGATTACTTACACGGACGGCACTACCACGATCTTGTATTCTGTAGGGCGAATGGGAAGCAATGGATCGGCCGGGGCAGCGGGCAAAGGGGTCTCATCCATTACAGAGTATTATCTGGCATCTGCAAGCTCTTCTGGCGTGACGATCTCTACATCCGGCTGGACGACAAAGATTCAGACGATCACCACAAGCAAGAAATACTTGTGGAATTACGAAGTGGTGAAATATACCGATGGAAGTTCTACCACAACCAGTCCAGTGATTATCGGGGTCTATGGGAATACGGGGGCAACAGGCGCCACTGGTGCTACGGGTCCACAAGGACCGAAAGGAGATACCGGGGCAACAGGTGCCGCTGGAGCGACGGGAAACGGGATCAAAAGCATCACGAACTATTACCTGGCGACGACAGCATCCAGCGGTGTGACAACCAGTACTAGCGGATGGACCACGACGGTGCAGTCCATCACCACATCAAAGAAGTACCTTTGGAACTACGAAAAAGTGACTTACACGAACGGAACCACCTCAACTACCTCGCCGCACATCATTGGAGTGTACGGCAATACCGGAGCGACCGGACCAGCCGGGGCAACAGGAGCGACGGGTGCGGCAGGGAAAGACGGGCAGATGCTGTATGCAACCTGCGCCACAGCGGCGGCAACGGCGGCTAAGGTGGCAACGCTGGCATCCGGAACCTTAACCTTAAAAGCAGGCGTGACTGTGGCTGTCAAGTTTACGTATGCCAACACTGCGTCGAGTCCGACATTAAACGTGGCAGGAACGGGAGCAAAAGCGATCTACACCCAGGGTGTACGGTATGCTTACTGGAGGGCAAACTCAACCGTTGTATTTACATATGATGGCTCCTACTGGCGTGTGGCAAGTGAGCCGGTGTATGCTAATACGGCAACGATTGGGAATCCGGGTGGGGCAAATGTGTATCTGGATAGCAATACAGTAAATGTGAGGCAAGGGTCAGCCAATCGTTTTACATTTGGAAATAATGGAGAACGAAACTATATCAAGGGTCAAGGAATATATCTTGGACCAAAATCGCCAGATGAATCAGGTGCAGGTTCCACCCCACATTTGGAGATTTTGGAAGACAAAATTAATACGCATGAGGGGGAGGTTGTTAGCAAAGGAAATTTATCGGACAATGTACAGGCATTTTCAATATCCGTCAGCATATCAAAAGCAAATACCTGGGAGACGCAGGTTGTGAAGTTCCCAAAAGCTTTTAGTAAAGCGCCGGTTGTAATTGTGCAAGCACAGACAGGGCAAAGCGGTACCTTGGTATGGGCTGACGGTGCTACTACTACGCAGTTTACATTGCACAAGTACCGTCCTAGTACAACTGCCTTTGGGGCGCAGGTAATTGCGGTTGCGGTTTAAAAGAGAAAAATAAAAATCAGGAGGAAGAACGATATGTATACATTAACAGAGAAGACAATAACACTAAGAGGAGTCAGCCGGATCAAGGTAGATGAGACAGAAGTAGATGTAGCGGCCTTTGAGGCAGTCATCAGTTCAGCGGATCCGGTGAATATGACCATTGCATCTAGTGCAGTGGATCCGGAAAAGTATAAGGAATATATTGGACAGTGCAGGGAAGATGAGGATACCTTTCGGGATTATGTCCATCAGATTCAGGATGAGATGATTAGAGACTCAGAAGCATAAGACAGAGGAAAAGAAGATGACAGAGATCAGAGCGAGACCGTGGACCGGTCTTATTTTTGTGCAAAAAATGATAGGAGAGAAGTGGGTATGAATACTCAGTGGATTGCGCTTGTAATATCGCTGTTGGGATTTTTGGCATCAGTATATTACAGCAATAAAAACAGCAAAAAAACAGATATAGATGATGCAGTGAAACGAGCGGAACTGAATACTAAAATCAGTACAAAGCTGGATAATATTGCCTCTGATGTACGGGAAACATCAAAAAATGTTGACAGACTGAGGGAGGAAATCGTGGAACATGGAAGCCGGATCACGGCTGTGGAGCAGTCCGTTAAATCAGCACATCACAGAATTGATAAGTTGGAAAAAAGTGAATAAAAGGAGGAGTGACTTATGGTAGAAGCGATGCAGTTGGATATTTTTAAAATGGTGATGGAGAATCTCAATCTCCTGATTTTTGTGGCAGGGGTCATCTGTTTCCTGACCGTCGTGATTACCCAGGTGACAAAAGGACTGCCGGGACTGCGCAGCATCCCGACCGATTTACAGGTTCTGGTGCTGTCTGTGGCGTTTACCCTGGTGGCGTACTTTGCCTATGTGGATATGACGGGCTTCCCGGTGACATGGTACTTTGTCATTGCCATGATCGTGATCGGATTTGTCCTGGCGCTGGTGGCAACAAAAGGCTGGACCTATGTGGCAGATCTGTTCTGGAGATTCCAGCACAAGGGGGATGAAGCAGATGCGGACGAAGAAGAATAAATTACTGAAACGAGGAAGGGCGGTTGCGTTGGCAGCCGTCCTTTTCTGTACCCTAATTTTTGGGACAATGGCCTTAGCGCCGCCGATCCGGGCGGAGGCGGCGTCCATCAACGGATTGCCGATCAACCAGAAGCTTCAGACCATCAATGCGTCCAGCCGGTACGGGAACGGGATCAAGTACATCGTAGTGCATTATACCGGGGCTCCGGGAAGTGCCGCAAACAATGCGACCTATTTTTCAACTGGATACCGTGGGGCGTCCGCCCACTATTTTGTCGGGTACTCCGGAGAGGTCTGGCAGAGTGTGTCTGACAGTCTGGCGGCCTGGTCGGTAGGCGGCAACAAATACCCAGGCACAAAGGGCGGAAGCGTCTATGGGAAATGCACCAACTACAACAGCATCAATATTGAGATGTGTGTAAGGACGTCCGGGAGCCGGAGTGATACGTCCAAGGACTGGTACTTTGAAAACGCCACGATCAACAGCACAGTGAAGCTGGTGCAGGGGCTGATGAAGAAGTACAATGTTCCCCTGTCCCGTGTGGTCCGGCACTATGATGTGGTCGGGAAATACTGTCCGAATCCGTTTGTACTGAACGACGACCCGGTAACATGGAGCTCTTTCAAGAGCATGGTAGCCGGGGACAAAGATCTGCCGCCGGATACGGGAAGTTCCAGTACATCCGGCAAGCCGTCTGCTCCGTCCACTGGAGGATCTGTGTCCGCATCCGGAATCAATGTCCGGTATCAGGCATATGTGAATGGGCAATGGCTGCCGTGGGTGACAAACTATAATAATATCAGTTCAGACGGCTACGCAGGGATCCCGTGCAGGGCGATCACCGGACTGAAAGCGTATACAGTTGGCTCCCAGTCCGCAGTTGGAAATTTACAGTACCGGGTACACCTGAGAGGAGGTCGGTGGCTGCCGTGGGTGACGGACGCATCCGGAAAGGCTCCGAATGATTACGCCGGGATCTACGGACACGTCATCGACGGAATCCAGGTAAAGCTTGTCAATAAACCGGGATATCATGCGGAGGTACGAGTACAGCTCACCGACCGGACCGGATGGCTTTCCTGGTCCAGCCAGTACAGCACGGGCGCGGATGCCTACGCCGGGATCTATGGGATTGGGATTGACCGGGTACAGATACGAGTGGTGAAGAACTAAAGAAATCTCTCCGGGGTGTAGACTCCGGAGGGAAAATATTGTATCATCTGTGTATTGGATAGGTTCAATTTTTGTGTTAAATGGCCGACTTTTTGTAGTAACTCAAAATCAAGAAATAGTACATGTACAACGGAAATCTGATCGGAGCTTCTCAAAAATCCATCTTTACGAGCTTTTGTTTTGCCGGCAATAAGACAAAGTAGGAATCATAGAATACAAGTCTGATTTTAATTCAAGGGGGGGGGTTGACA